AAAACGACCAATCATTATCAGTCATTTCATTCATTTTGGGTTTATACGATTTATCAATAGCTTGCATAACTTCAACAAGCCTTTGTTTTTTATTGCCTTTCATGTCGTGGAATAACAATTTTTCATAAATACTTGACAACGATTAAAATTCTATATAAATTCGCAGCATGTTACAAGAATATACTTCAGCAAAATCGTGCATTAAACAAGTTCCGGCTGGTTTTAAAATTGTTCATAAATATTTTGGCTGGCAAGAAAATACCGTTAATCTTGATATTGGCGGTGGAAAATATAATTTGATGACCAATAGATTAAAAGAATTGGGTGTAACAAATTTGGTGTTTGACCCATACAATAGAAGCATCACCCACAATATCAAAGTTGTGAATAAGATATTCAATAATGATGTGGATACGGTTACAATCTTTAATGTTTTAAATGTAATAAAAGAACGTGAAATTCAATTAAACGTATTAAAGCTTGGATTTAACGCACTTAAAAAGGGTGGAATGGTATTTGTCAGGTCAACATATATGAACTCAAATAAAGCCTCTGGTGTGACAAAATCGGGCACATTTCAACATTACCTCACCCAAGGACAATATCTCGAAATAGTAAAAGAAGTTTTTCCAAACGCCCAATTAAAATACGGCATAATTTACGCAACAAAATGATTAGAGATTACAATAAAGACCATTGCTGGCAATATGATATCAGATTAAATAACCTTGAAGAAGATTTAATATTGGCTGGTTTAACTGCAGATGATGTAAATAATCTTAATATCGCTGATTTTGTTTTACAGCACGAAGAGAAGGAAATCTGCTATGAGGAAGTAAAGTCTTTCATTGAAAGACACGAATGGCTTGGAAGAATGAGTTTATATCCAACAAATATTTTTACCGCAAGATATAATGGCATTTTAGCTGGTGTGGTTATAATGGATATGCCAAGTGTATTTTCAAAAATGCTTGGTGATGAAACAAGAAAAATTGAAAGACTAATAAGCAGGGGGGCATGTATCAGTTGGTCGCCAAAAAATTTGGGAAGTTCTTTAATTATGTTCGCCATAAAATGGATGGTAAAAAACACCAGATTTCGTTTGTTTGTGGCGTATTCGGATATTGAGGCAAAAGAATTGGGAACAATATATCAAGCATGCAATTTTTATTATATCGGTAAGAAATCTGGTGCAAAGAAACAATATAAAATAGAATCAGGCAGGTGGGTTTCCGATAGATATTTCAGAGCAAGGTCTGTATATAAAAGGCTGGCGAAAGAAGATGGAATTGTTTGGCAGGATGAATGGCAAATTGGTGATAGTGTTAAATTTGATAAAATGCCGGAAGATGTTGCCAAAAGAATAAAAATGTTATCGAAAAACTATCTCAATTCTTGTGAGAGTAGGGAAATAATGCCAAAGCATAAATATGTTTATGTCTTAGGCGAAAACAAGGCAGAAACGAAGTATTTAAGAAAAATGTTTATAAGTAGAAATAAAATTTACCCTTATCCGAAAGAAAGAGGTAATTAATTGTAACATTTTTAAATATTCTTCGTATAATTGCATTATGAAGTTAAATTACAAAATATTAGAAAAGGTCGATTGGAAAGTCTTGCAGACTTACATTGATAACAGTCTTATTGTCGCAAATAAGCATCCAGAATATGACATTTGGATATTGAACTATTCACCAAAAGTTCAATCTAAGAAATTCTGGGATGAATATACTTTATCTGCACGTGGACTCGTTATTGATGCAGAGGGTAATATTATTGCACGTCCATATCAGAAGTTCATGAACCTTGAAGAACATGACCCAGCAGACATTGATATGTCTCAGGAATATGAGGTTTTTGAAAAGGTAGATGGGTCATTAATCATCCTTTTCTATTACGAACCACGTATGCAATGGATTTTTGCTTCAAGAGGCTCATTCATTTCAGAACAGGCATTGGAAGCACAGAAAATGTTCAACCACACTGTTCAGGAAAAAATGAGTTCAAAATATACTTATTTGTTTGAAGTCTTATATCCAGAAAACCGTATTGTGGTTGATTATGGTAGCAGAAGGGAACTTGTGTTACTTGGAAAAATGAACACCACTACGGGTGAAGAATGCCCATACGAATATCTTGTTGACAAATATTCAAAGCATTTTACTGTCGTGAAAAGAATTGACGTAAGACTCGATAATTTATCCGAATTAAAAAGGCTTGAAGAAGACAACAAGGAAGGGTTCGTGGTGAGATTCAAGAACGGTTTCAGGGTTAAAGTCAAATTTAACGAATACGTTAGATTGCATGGTATTCTAACAAATGTTTCAAACATAACTGTTTGGGAACATTTGGTGAATAACTATAATTTTGACCAGTTGCTTGACAGAGTACCAGACGAATTTTATGATTGGTTACAAAGGGTCGTAGCGTCATTGCAAGGAAAATACGATGAAATTGAAAAAGAATCGTTGAAAGAATTCGTGAGAATTTACCACACCAATGGTATTATTGAACGTAAGGATTTTGCAATGGAAGCTTTGAAATCGGACTACCGTTCGATTCTTTTCAAAATGTACGACAAAAAACCATATGAATCGATAATCTGGAATATGGTGCGTCCTGTATATAGTAAGCCATTCAAGGATGGTTTCGAATATAGCATATAAAAAAAAGCTACCAAACGGTAGCTTTTTTTATTTATCGTATTCTTTCTTTATTGTCACCCATGTAGGTGTATTTAAATGCCGGATTCTTTAATAATGCACTTCCTGCAGCAATTGCAGCAATTCTTTCTTCCAACATTGGAATTATAGGGGGTGGCGTACCAGAAGGTATTGAAATATATTGTGCAATTTCTTCGTAAGGCACAACTTCCCAATCCAACGTATATACAGTATGAAATGTTGCATCTTCCTGTGGAACAATTGGGAAATATCTACCGTTAGGTCCTTCCACCATTATTTTCACACCCTCAATTGGCTTGTATTCAGTTGTACCGCCAACAAATTGGAAATTAGGGTCTTTACGCAACATTGATTCTTTGTATGTTTCTGCCCATCTGAACTTATAAGGCTTGTGTTTAAAAATCCTACCAAAATATGGATTTGGATTTGTTCTTGAACCCAATGTCTTTGGTGCTCGTGCGGGATATGTATAATATACGTATCCAAAAGAATATTTTTGTGGGTCTCTACCCATAAATTCGAGAAAATCCTCTACGGTTGTAATTTCACGACCTTCACTAAGTTCGTATATAAAATTTCCCATAAATCTTTAATTTTTCTATAAATACTTTCGACTCACTGAAAACAATTTTGTATTTATATTAAAAGCAACACTATGAAACTATTTAATTTTTTAAAAAGAAAAAACAAAATCGAACCACAGGTTAGTGGAAATAAATTAGGACTTGGTTGGAAACGTGATTTACCTGACCCAAGAGACTTTAAATTTAAAGTAACTGCACCAATTCCATTACCAAGTTTGGTTGATTTAAGACCAAAATGCCCACCAATTTATAACCAATATGAACTTGGTTCATGTACTGCAAATGCAATGGGCGGTGCTTTTCAATTTGAACAAAAAAAACAGGGAAAAGAAGATTTCATGCCTTCAAGACTTTTTATTTATTATAATACAAGAGCAATTGAAGGAACGATTGATTCAGACGCTGGTGCTACTTTAAGAAATACAATGAAAGCATTGGTTGATGATGGTACGTGTCCAGAAGAAAAATGGAGTTATATTGTTTCTAAGTTTGCAAATAAACCGACCTTTTGTTGCTATCAAATAGCAAAAAATAATCAGGTATTACAATATTTAAGAGTAACGCACGATTTAAACGAAATTAAACAATGTCTTGCACAAGGACATCCAATTGCTTTCGGTATGATGTTATTTGAATCGTTTATGACGCAAGATGTAGCTAATAGTGGAAACGCAATCATGCCACTTCCAAATGAATCTGCAATTGGTGGTCACGCTGTACTTGCCGTTGGATATGATAACGCAAAAAATTGTTTAATTGTTAGGAATAGCTGGGGCGAAAATTGGGGTGATAAAGGATATTTTTATCTTCCATATCAATACATTACAACACCTAATTTAGCAGCAGACTTCTGGACAATTAGATTAGTTGAATAGTATTTATAGTAAAATTAAGAATATGGCAAATTATACACCAACAGCAAATCCCGACTTAGTAAATATGGAATATGTTATAAGCGGTATGACTACTATTGACATACAAGGTTATGTTAATAGATACTTAGAAATAAAAGGAAGATATCAAACAAATCTTGCTCAAACAAAACAAGAAGCGACTCTATTATACGAAGAATTAAAACCAATATTCGATGCTGGTTTATTACCCGCAAAATATAATGCAGGATTTGCTGAACTCGAAGCATTTATCAGTTGAGTAATAAATGAGCCGATTAGGTGAAATAATAAAAGAAGAAATACACAAGTTTCTTTCTGAAACCAAAATTGTTGTTGATGATAGTACATTTCCGCCTCAAAAAATTGACCCAACACAATATGATGCAGAAAATGATATTATTTTGGTTAAATCATCATATGATACCGTAAAAGACCCTGCTGGTTGGATGGTGCATGAAAAAGTACATGCCAAATTAAAAGATACTCCTGATGATGGTAAACGATATCCCACAAATAGTATTGAAAAAGCAGCATATACTACACAATTCCAATACTTAAAGCAAAAGGGTTATACTTTTGACCAAATATTTACTATTCCAACAATGGAACATAAAAGGCAATACTATAACATATTAAAAAAATATTGGGATAATAATACAATAAAAGAAGATATTGAAAATGATATTCAACACGGTGAAGAATTAAGAAAAACTGGTTTTTGGGGAAAAAGCGGTGCTGGTGCAATAATACTCGCAAAAAGTACTGGAAGAATATTATTGCCCAAAAGGTCTGCTTATGTTGAACAACCCAATACATGGGGTGTGTGGGGTGGAGCAATTGATATTGGCAAATCTCCAGAAGAAGCAGTATCTCAAGAAATAAAAGAAGAGTGCGGGTATACAGGTAATTTTGAATTACATCCACTATATGTTTTTGAAGATGCCAAATCAGGTTTTAAATATCATAATTTTCTTGCTGTCGTTGATAAAGAATTCATTCCAATATTAAATTGGGAAACAGATACATATGGCTGGTTTAAATTAAATGACTTACCTTCACCATTACATTTTGGACTTAAAAAGCTGTTAAGCGATAAAAACTCAATAAATACCATTATTAATTATGGAAAATAATTTTTTTTAAAATTTATGACATTTTATTTGGTGGTTTCGTATTTATATTATATTTTTGCATTGTGAAATTTTAACATAAGAAGATAATGACATTTTTTGGCACATATTATTTCGGTAAAAAATCTTATAAGAAACAACTTATGAGAATCGGGAATGGTATGTCTAAAAAGTAAAGCAGTGATTTTATAAATCTGACATGGGAAACCCGATTCATTTGAGTCGGGTTTTTTATTTTGTATATTCGGCAGAATGGTAAGTGGGTGAAATCACAGGTCTGTAAAACCTTCGCCATTGGCTATGGGGGTTCGAATCCCTCTCTGCCGACTGAAAGAGTTTAGGCATTTTCTGTATCGCTGACTGAAATATCCAAATTGACTTCGTATCCGTAGTGGCTTTCGGACTTGACTCTTAATCAAGGATACGTGGGTTCGAATCCCACCGAGGTCACAAATGGGAGTGCGCTATCGTTGGAGAGATAGGCTTGTCTGTAAAACAAGTGCCATTGGCTGAGTTGGTTCGAATCCTATCACTCCCACAAATTTGCGCTTGTAACTCAGTTGGTAGAGTAACGGACCTTTAATCCGTGAGTCGTGGGTTCGACCCCCACCGGGCGCACAAATATTCTCCTATAGCAAACAGGATGTATTGCCCCGCTCTTTTAAAGCGGTGGGTCTGGTTCGATTCCAGATAGGAGAACAGACAAGCATTGTGTTCATACTAACATTTAATTAATGAATATAATGCTTTTTCGTTTTGCAATGTATTTATCATAAAAGTATTTTTTATGTATCATTGCAATAAATGTGATAAAAACTTCGAAAATCGGTATTCTTATATAGCACATTGCCGAATTCATTCCAATTATGTAAGACCCAAAAATCCAAATTCAAGACGAAATAAACCACCCAAAACAATATGTATATATTGTGGTAAAACTTTTCAGAATGGACGTAGTTTAGGTGGACACATGACCCATTGCGAATTAAATCCAAATCATAATCTTATTTTACAAAACATGTCCAAAGCAAGTCCAAAACGAAAATGGTCAGAAGAAGATAAAAAGAAAATTAGTAGAAGAATGATTGAATTTTTAATGAAAAATCCAGACAAAGTACCATATAAATTAAATCATTCAAGTAAAATGAGTTATCCTGAAAGAGTATTTGAAAATGCATTAAAATCAGCAAATATTTCAGGTTGGACATACAATTACCAAAATGGAATTTATTCATATGACTTTGCGTTTCCAGTTTTGAAAATAGATGTGGAAATTGATGGAAATACACATATCCAAGAAAAGGTGAGAAATATTGATAAACGCAGGGATAAATTTAGTACCAATAATGGTTGGATTGTAATTCGTTTTACCGCAAATGAAATTAAAGAAGATGTTTTGAAATGTATAAATACATTAAAAACATTTCTTTAAGTATTTATATTCCCCATTATTTTTATTTAGTCTAAATAAAAATAACTTGCATTTTTAAATAAAAGATGTTATATTTGGGGAAAATAACTTTTAAGTTTAAGTATTATGAAGCATGACTAAAAAGAAAAAAGTAACGACAACCGTTACGACTACCGTTACTGAAGAAATAATTTCTTCGAACGAAAAAACTCAAATTATCTGTATTCTTGACCGTTCTGGCTCTATGTCAGAGAACGGTGTAATTTATGAAGCAATCAATGGCTTCAACGAGTTCCTTAAAAAACAAAGGGAGCTAAAAGACAAAGCAACACTCACTGTTGCACTATTCGATGACCAATATCAGTTACTTTATGATGATGTTGACGTAAAAGATGTTCCAGACATCACATACGACACTTGGACACCAAGAGGGATGACAGCATTGCTTGATGCAATTGGTAAAACAATCAACGCTGTAAAGGCAAACCGTATTAAATTAGGCTCAGAAAAACCCGATAAAGTATTGGTTTGCATTGTTACTGACGGCAAAGAAAATGCAAGTCAGGAATATGTTGCAAGACAAGGCAATAAAGGCGATGTGATAAAAAAACTTATTAAAGAATGTGAAAATGAAGGCTGGAATTTCATTTATCTTGCTGCAAATCAGGACGCATTTGATGTTGGCAGCACATTTGGTGTAAGTTATGGAAATACCTACAATTTTGCTGCAACTGCTGCTGGCGCATCTGCAATGAGCATGACGTTAAATAACGCTACTGTATCATACAGAAGCATGAGCACACAAGACGCTGGCTATCAGAAAAAAGCAAAAAATCTTATTGCTGATTTAGGCGAACAGGATGAAAAAGATGACTCACAAGATAGTGATAATAATACTGTAACTGGTACGGCTACAGGTAATGTTACTTTTGATGTAAATAATATGTCACACACATAATTATTTTTCTGTTTTTTTTCGTATCTATTTCCGTTTTAAAGGGTGTTTTCCGACACCCTTTTTTTGTTAAAAGTTTCAGCCATAGTGGATTAAAAAAACGTGAAAAATTTTTTTAAAAATAATTGTGAAATGTCAAGAATCCCTTGTATTTATGGTTGCCCTTGCATATATTTGCAAACATAAAATTTCATAAAAAATTATAAAAAATTATGACAGAAAAATCGCAAAAAATTTATTCAAAACAGGAAATAGAAAAATCAACATTACAGTATTTTAAGGGTGACGAACTGGCAACAAAAGTCTGGCTTACAAAATACTGCTTAAAGGACGAAAAAAACTATTACGAATTAAACCCGGATGAGATGCACAGAAGACTTGCCAAAGAACTCGCAAGAATCGAAGCAAAATATCCAAACCCTCTCACAGAAGAACAAATTTATGAAACATTAAAAAATTTCAATAGAATTGTACCACAAGGGTCTCCAATGTCAGGTATTGGCAATGATTTCCAAGTGGTATCTTTATCCAATTGTTTCGTTATTGGTAATAAGGGTGAATCAGATTCCTATGGTGGAATATTAAAAATAGACCAAGAACAAATACAATTAATGAAACGCAGAGGCGGTGTCGGACACGATTTGTCCCACATTCGTCCAAAAGGAAGTCCGGTGAAAAATAGTGCAATTACCAGTACGGGTGTTGTACCTTTCATGGAAAGATATTCAAATAGCACAAGAGAAGTCGCACAAGACGGTAGACGTGGCGCACTTATGCTTAGTATTTCAATAAAACATCCAGATTCCGAAGCATTTATTGATGCAAAAATGACACCGGGAAAAATAACTGGCGCAAACGTATCGGTAAAAATTGATAATGATTTCATGGAGTGTGCAATGCAAGGGACTACATACACTCAAATGTTTCCTACAAAGGGACATCCAAAAATGATTAAAGATATTGATGCGCAAAAACTTTGGAAAAAAATTATTCACAATGCTTGGAAATCTGCCGAACCGGGAATACTTTTCTGGGATAAGATTATGGAAGAAAGTGTTCCAGATTGTTATGCTGATGAAGGATTCACAACCGTAAGCACAAATCCTTGTGGCGAAATTCCACTATGTCCATACGATAGTTGTCGATTGTTAGCAATTAATTTGTTTGGATATATTAAAAATCCTTTCACCAAGGAAGCAGAATTTGATTGGGATTTGTTTGAAAAAGATGTCATTATTGCTATGAGATATATGGATGACATCATTGACTTGGAAGTTGAAAAAATTGATGCAATTCTTGAAAAAATCAAGTCTGACCCCGAAGATGAATTTCTTAAATTAACTGAAATCAACCTTTGGAATAATATCAAGGAAATGACGCTTAAAGGCAGAAGAACTGGACTTGGTGTAACTGCTGAAGGTGACATGCTTGCAGCCTTGAATTTACGTTATGGAACTGATGAAGCAACAGATTTTAGTGAAAAAGTACATAGAACATTAAAATTAAAAGCATATCGTTCAAGTGTTATTATGGCAGAAGAACGTGGCGCATTCTCCGTTTGGAATGGCGAACGTGAAACAAAAAATCCTTTCATTCTTAGAATAGCTGCTGAAGACCCAGAATTGTTTGAAGATATGATGAAATATGGACGTAGAAATATTTCATTACTCACAATTGCACCAACTGGTACTGTTTCAATCATGACACAAACAACTTCGGGTATTGAACCAGCATTTGAAGTGTTTTACAAACGTAGACGTAAAATTAATCCACAGGAAAAAGATGTTCGCATTGATTTTGTTGATGAAGAAGGAATTGCGTGGACTGAATATCCAGTCTTTCACCATAAATTCGAAACATGGCTTGAATTGAATGGATATGACGTTAATGTTGTAAGAACAATGGATAATGCGCAACTCGATGAAGTTGTGAAAAAATCGCCATATTATAAAGCAACGGCAAATGATGTCGATTGGTTAAAAAAGGTTGAAATGCAGGGTCGTTTACAAAGACACGTAGACCACTCAATTTCAGTGACAGTCAATCTCCCAAGTGACATTACTGAAGAAATGGTGGCAAAAGTTTATGAAACCGCATGGAAATCTGGCTGTAAGGGTTGTACTGTCTATCGTGATGGTTCACGCAGTGGTGTGTTAATCACTGAAGAAAAGAAAACAAAAGAAAGTGAATTTCATGATACGCATGCGCCAAAACGTCCTAAGAGATTAAAAGGTGAAATTCATCGTTTTCAAAACAGTCTTGAAAAATGGATTGCAGTTGTTGGATTAAAAGACGGCAGACCATATGAAATTTTCACAGGTAAAAATGAAAACGGCTTGAGTTATCTGCCAAACAATTTAAAAGAATGTGAAATTGTTAAGCAAATCTTTGAAGTTGAAGAACCAGATGAAAACGGTAAATTGGTTAAAGTCAGAAAGAAAAGATATGACATTGAATATATTGACGCTAATGGCGAAAGACAAGTACATACTGGCTTAAATCATGCATTCAATCCTGAATTCTGGAACTATGCAAAATTCATATCTGCAGTTCTCAGGCATGGAATGCCACTTCTTTATACGTGGGAATTAATTGATTCATTGAACTTTAAAGAAGACTATATCAACACTTGGAAAAATGGTGTTGCTCGTGTGATAAAGAAATACATTAAAGATGGTATTGAAGTAAATAAAAAATGCCCGAATTGTGGTAGTGACCATTTGGAATTTAAAGAAGGTTGCCTCACATGTATGGCATGTGGAAACAGTAAATGCGGTTAATATGATAATATTGGAAAACAAAATTATTGGTGAAAAGTACGTTGCAGGATATTACCTGACAATGGAAGATTTAAAAAGGCTTGTAAGAGATTTTCAAGCAGATTGTCACGATGGATTCGTAAGTAATGATGAAGCATATCTCGAACAGTGGCTAAAAAAGCACGAACGAATCGAAAAAAAATAAAGAAAACCCCCGGAAAGTCGATATTTTCGGGGTTTTTAAATTATTTTGAGAGTATTTATAAAAAATTATAAATCATGAATACTGTGTTAACAATATTGTTACTTTACATATTAGGGGTGACAATTTATACTATTTGGGTGAGAAAAAGTCCAACAAATAAACATGTACCGAACTTTAATTATAAGTCAACAATAATTGATGGAATGAAAGGTATGGCTATTGGTTTTGTAGTTGTCAGTGCATTATATTTTATCTTAGGACAAATTTTAACTTGGGTTCATATGCATTGAATATTAATGAGTTAGATTTTTTCTATAAAAAAAATGAAAAAAATATTGAAAATAATTTGGTATTTATGAAACATTTTATACCTTTGCATCGTATTTAGGTAAAAATGAGTTTATGAAAAGACCAATTTTTTATTAAAAACGAAAAAAATAAAACGATGAAACGAATAGCGTACATATTAGTATCGAGTCTAACGACAACCAGTCGTATTGGAGAAGGTACATTTTGCTCAGATTTCGGCAGAAATAATATTGCGGATACGGGTTCAGGTTTTATTGACTTAAAAAGATAAGTAGGTGGTAAAATAAAACTGAAATAAAATCAGAACCCGGAATCCAAAAAAGTTCCGGGTTTTTTGTTTTTAATGCGTTCTTTACATATTGCCAAGTTAGTTTAACGGATAGAATCTCTGTGTGGTATTCAGGGGATACAAGTTCGATTCTTGTACTTGGCTCAAAAATATAAGTCTTACAGCTTATAAACACCGAATATAAGGTTAACATCTTATATTCACTGTAAGATGTTCTTTGACATGCTGGATTACCTGTCGGGATGCCTGAGTGGTTGAAAGGGGCGGTCTGCAAAACCGTTTGCTTATGCACACATGGGTTCGAATCCCATTCCCGACTCTACGGTTCAACAAACTAATGGCGTTGAATTTTATACGCATGCAT